TGCGGAACTTGAAGAGGATGAGAATGATCACGGTAAAGGATGATTTTTTATCACCCGAAGAACATGAGACCGTTCTTCAGTATTGTTTATCGTCGATGTATACTTATGGAGAAACTGATACCAAAACCACTCCACCTATAGGTATGATACATGAGATTGAAGAAAAGAAAATATGTGAGTTATTTAAATCTAAAACTCAGATTCTTGCTGGAGATCTTAATTTAGAAAGAGTATATATAAATTGTTTTTCTTCCAGTGAAAATCCATATTTCCATATTGATGGTCTTAAAGGTCTCACTTTTTTATACTATCCGCAAAATAATTGGCATATAAATGACGGGGGAACCACAGAGTTCTTTCTTGAAAAACAAATTTTAGGTATTCTGCCAATACCAAATAGAATAGTTTACTTTGATGCAAATATAGAACATCGTGCAACTCCCTTCAGAGATCGTCATAGATTTACAGTTGCAATAAAATATAAATGATCAGAACTGAAGATAACTTTTTAACAACAGAAGAGAATAAATTTGTACTTGATTATTGTTTGAGTGCAAAATTTCGTTATGGTTCAACAGATAATCCATCAACTCCACCAACAGGAATGGTTTCGGATATCTTTAGTGGGAGTGAGATGTATAAATTCTTTCAAAGTAAAGTTGAAAGATATTTGAACGGTCTAAAGATATATTGGGTGTCGGTGAATGTATTTGTACCGGGAGAGATTCCATACTTCCATACGGATTGCGATCAGGGAATAACATTCATTTATTATCCACAGAGAAATTGGCATATGAATGATGGAGGAACAACAGAATTTTTTGTTGACAATCAAATTATAGGTATTCTTCCAATTGAAAATAGATTGATGTATTTTGATGCGAACATACCACATAGAGCAACTGCATTTAGAGATAGATATAGATTTACAGTTGCATTGAGATGTAATAAAGAAGGATTTAGAAAAGATATATATCAATAGATACGAAAAAAACTATGGGCGCAATGACACCACCAAGCAGGAAGAGCTGCTACAACTTTAGAGTAACGGAGATTAATCGTGTTCTTGATGGCGATACTATCGATGTCACTATTGACCTCGGGTTTGATTTATACAAGAAAGAAAGAGTTAGAGTTGCAGGCGTTGATACGCCAGAGAAGAGGACCAGAAACTTAGAGGAGAAGGCACTTGGAATCGACGCAACCAACTGGCTCAAAGAAAAACTGGAGAGTACTATCGCTGGTGATGATGAGTTGTCTGTTAGGACTGAACTTGTTGGTGGCGTCGGTAAATATGGGCGTCTTCTTGGTTGGCTTTACATTGGGGACAGCGACTTGTCCCTCAACGAACAAATGATTACTGAAGGTTATGCTCACGCCTATGATGGAGGCACGAAGGATATGAACCTTGAAGCACTAAGAGAGATTCGTAGAGCACATGGCACGTTAGTAGAGTAACCTAGAAGGATAAATTTCTAAATAGTTTTGCCTTACTGCTGATCCATGCCAGAAGAAATTAAGAAGGAAGATCCCAAGAAGAAAGGTATTCTTGGGAAGATGAAGGAGGCAGCAAGTGACAAAGAAGAGCAACTTGATATTCTTTCTACTTTTGTTAGACTTGGCATCCTTGTTTGGAGCGGCGGAATACTCACGCTGGCGTACATCCAGTTACCACCCGTACTTGGTATTCCAGAACAAAAACTAGATCCAACTTTTATCGCGAGTGTCTTTACTGGGGTGCTCGCGACTTTTGGTGTCCAGGCAGCAAAGAAAGGTGGCAATGGAAATGGTAATGGATCTTCCACTGGTGGTGGCATCACCAAAGAACAGATGGAAAGATTGATTGAAAAAGCAGCACAGACTGCACCTTCACAGACTATTCGTCTTGAGCAGGGACCAATCAAAATTTCTACTGACGACTCATACAAAATGTAACGGAGAACAAAATGCAAAAAGTAATTAACGTACTTTCAATTCTTTCATTTGTTGTATCTGGTGCCGTTGTAGGTACTGGTGCATATGTTTATGTGAATAAAGATTCACTTATTGAACAAGCAAAAGAAGCAGCAACTAAGGCAGCAACAGAAGCAGTCGCTGGCGCACTTCCTGGTATGATTGATGGTGCTATGCCAGAACTTCCTGGTGCTACTGGTGGTGCTATTCCTGCTATGCCCTCTACAACTGGTGGTGCTATTCCATTTGGTATGTAATCATGGAAGGCAAAAAACCACCTCTATTTAAAATAGTTATTGGTAGTGTTGGAGCATTAGTTGCTGTAGCGCACATAGGTTTACTTGGTTATGTGATTGATACCACAAGAAAACCTCAGATTCCTATTATCAATATTCCTAAAGGTGATTATTCATCTTATAGAATTAAAGGTAGTAAGGATGGATATGAGGTTGAGTATCGTGCAAACGATCCTGCTATCCTTGAGTCCCAAAAATCTTTATCCCTGGATAAAAATAATAAAGGATTCTTTGGTGGTAACACCACTGAGGTTAGACGAGAGTGGCGTAGTGATCAATTCACTATGGACGGCACACGCAACCTAGGAGGTGCTGTGTTAGACGGCGAGGGAAAGTCTGCAAAAGACATAGAGTGCATCGTGGCGGACGCTGGCGCACGGAGTCAAGGTGCAATGGCAGGTAGTGCTATTGCTGCTGGCGTTGCTGTTCCTGCTGCTGTTGGCATCCCATACATTGGATGGTTAGCCGGTGGTTGGGCATTACTCTTAGGTCAGAAAGCAGGATCAAGTCTCGGTTCTACAGTTGGTAGTGTATTTAATGATTGCTGATGGACATACCTAATATTAATATACCGAATAATAATATTCGGATTGCTGATATTCGTGATTTAAATATTAATGTAATGCCTGATTGGGTAACTAATCCCCCACAAGCAGTTCCAATTTACCCACCCGTGACTTCGCAGGTGGGTATTCCTATTGTTAATATACCAGGGTGTGTTGAGTCTCATAGGGATAGTAGTGAGAATCAAACACTCAAAGAAGAAGATAGAGATGGTGTACAAGTATTCTGTGATGCAGGAACACCTAGTTATAATCCAATAGATTATGATCCACGTAGGTTAACGATAACAAATGAGGATCCACCACCTCCACCAATCATTCCACCAGATACAAAAACACCAGAGACTCCTGCTACACCAGCACCACCTAAAACTGATGCTGCAAAAGCAGAGTGTCCTAGTAGAGCACAAGAATTAAAAAACCCTGTAGGAAAAATCCTAGAGGGTAATAAGAAGATTACTGGGTATGAGACAGTCGGAAAAGAATGTCTCCCTGTATTTGAAAACCTTACAATACCTGATCAGATTGTACAGAACATACCATCAGCAGGTATGATAACTGTTACCGCCTCAATTGCTGTAGTTGCGACGACCTCTGCACTGCTCGCAAAGCCTCTTGCTGATCTTTTGTTAAAAGTGGTGAAACCTGTGACGAAGAAGGTTGTGAAGAAGATTGCTGCCTTACGGGGTAAGAAACCCCCTGTGTTGTCTGCTGCTGAGAGGAAGGCGGAGCAACGGGATCGGAACCGGGCGATAAAGATCTTACGTTCGGCACTGAAACCGAAGGGATAGAGTGACGATGTTGCTTGACGGTATTAACATTATTAACTACCACGTCCGCACATATTTTTCTATAAGGGCTGCGTGGATGAAAAGAAATTCCTTGCTGCATTAACTGACCACAATTCTTAAGTCTAGCCAATTCAAAGTCTAATCTTTTATTAGCAAGCATCTGTCCTTGTAAAGCAATCTGAGTATCTGCTGCTTGCTTACAACGCTCTTGCATTCCACCATCAAGTGGGAAAGAGATGGTTGCAGATAAACCAAGACTGGTGCTGTAATTTCTAGTGTCACCAGTTCTTACTGGTTTTTTCCAGAGTTCTGCTCCAGGATTATCAGGCACACCATCACCCATCATTTCCATAGTGGTGATAGTCATGTCTGCACCATCCTCAAAGGCACGAACAGTTTCACCTTCTGAGTTAGTGTAGGTTCTATTATCATACCAAGATTCCCATGGCCAGTTCTTGACATTCTTTTGAACTTCTACCATCTGACCTTCAAAATCTCTATTGTCATACTGAGGTTCCATGTAGTGTGTCTCAAATGGATCCTTCTCATTACGAGCATGAGTAATGAATGGTGTTATGTTAGCAGTAGGTCCTTGACATGCGATACCACCACCATATTGGTTAGTGATATATGGTCCTTGCAATACCTGAATAGCTTGGTTCGTAACTGAGCCTGAACTATTAGCTATCGGATTTGCTGTTGCACTTACACCCCCGACATCTGCTGCATGTGCAGGGGCAGTTACAACCGCAGTCAGGGCAGATAGACATAATACTTTTATTGGGTAAAGATACTTGTTGTGTCGGTTACGCTGGTAACCTCTGTGGTTCTTTGGATCACAGTTTGATTCGTTACACCCGGTCCCATATAAGTCTGAGTGAACTGGAATGCTGCTCCCGGTTCTGCGATTGTGAAACTCTGTCCATTTAAATCGAGACCAGAGTTGGCGCTTGTTACTTGCCCCTCTGTTCCTCCTAATGGATTCACGATTACTGAGTTTGTCGTTGGATTCGGACTGAGGGATTGTCCCCCGTTGGTCACGTTTGTTCCCGATACTGAATACTGCCATCCTGTTGCATAATCTATAGAGTTAATCGTTTCAGTCACCTTCGATGTTGTCTCTGTGTGACTAGTCATGGATCCCTGGCTGAAGTTTGGGACCACTGGGACCGCCAGGGCAGTTGCAGGTATGACACTTGCAACCACCACACTCATTACATACCAAAAGATTGTCCTTCCAGAAGTCATGATTTTTGACCTCCATTTATTTAGTGTAGAATAGTAAGTTCACTTACGAATTGACCAGTAGCATTTGTACCAGAACCACCAGCAGTTAAACTAATTACACCCGCAGTTGTAATACCACCATCAAGATCGCCAACAACACCAGCAGCAGTGGAAGTAATATTTCCAAAGTTTGCTACAGCACCAATAGTTGGTGCAGAAGTTGGGATTGCATCGCCTTGTGTATAAGACTGTGAATAACTAAAAGCACTTCCTGGGTTATCTTGAGTGGCAGCAATAGTGCCAGGAGCCATTATTCCACTAGTAATTGCACCAGTAGAAATTGTGTTAACTGTGGTTCCGTCAGTAGTATCTACACCACTACCAGAAACAGAGTATGTACTTCCTAGTCTTGTGACATTGGTAGCAGCAGCATCAACGGTCAATTGAACACTAGAAGATAACTTATGAGTAAGAGCACCTGCATTCGCTGCTGGTGCCGTCATCAGTAACATAATGAAGGGTAAAAACCTTTTCATATGATTTACCAAAGAGGTATGTATGCCTATTTAGAAAGTTGATACTGTTCAAATAGTACTTTTTAATAATTTAGAAATTAATATCCATTTCAAAAATTTTATCAGATCCTGAACCTAAGAAATGAAGTTTGTATCCATTGGGTGTATTAACAACACGAACATCTTCTGGAACTGATTCAAATGATGTTGTGTCTATTGCTGCCATAAATGTCACTGTGCTAGTAACATCAAAGGGAGTTGAGAGTGTAAAGTGTCCAATTGTATCAGTAGAATTTCCACAAGTAAATATAGCTTTTCCATCAGGAGTAAAGTCAAAACCTTTTAATGCTGGGTCTGATGAAGTAAGAGATGATGATACCCCATCATAAGTCATTACAGTTAAACCTCTACCTAAAACATATGGTGTGGCAAGACTCCATTGATATATCCTATCATCAGTTCCATCCAAAACATAACACTTTGTTCCATCAGAATTAAACCTAAATGATACTGGAAAGTCGCTGGCACGAGCTGTCAAATCTATACAACCATCAGCAAAACTTGATAACTCGTATGCAGTTGTTAACGGAATTGATACTGCTTTATCATATGAGGAAGAAAATCTATCCAGAAATGTAATTGTAGTTCCATTACCATTAAATCTACAACCACTTGGAGTAGCAAAATAATTTGTTAAATAAGCGGTTCCAGTGGGAGCATCGTCCCACTGGGCTGGTGATAAATCAAGTGTTGTGTAGAGTGTAGCTGTTGATGAATCAAATCCTGTGCTTAGGTCATATTCTCTGACTGTATCTGCATCATAATCAATAACTACCAACTTTGTTCCGTCAGGATTAAAATCAAAGTGTGCTGGATTTAATGTTCCTAATGATGTTCCTGAAATATAGGTTACTGTTGACGATAGATCAAATCCAGTGCTTAAAGTCCATTCATGAATTTGGTCACTACCATTGCCAATAACAAACATTTGTGTTCCATCAGCATTAAATCCTACATCATAGGGATTGCTCTCATATGATGTAGTAGTGAAATTTGTTCCCTCAGTTATTGTTCCACTTGTAACATCATATGCATTTGACACACTATACTCAACAACTGCATCTGTACCATAGTCAACTACAAAAAATTTGGTTCCATCATTATTCCACCGTAAACTATATGGAGTTGTAAGACCATCTCCACCAAGACTATATGCACCATTATACCCATCAAGAGTTCCAACATCATATGCAGTTGACAATGAAAATTGTTGGATATTGTCATCACCAAATCCAATTAAATATAATTTTGTGCCATCATTATTAAATTCAAATCCTCTTACACTTGCATCCGCACTACCTATACCGAAAATATTATCTAATCTTTTGCCTATTTGTTCATATCCAGGAACCAACCGATTCGCCAGATTATCGTTTGCACTGGTTGTTATCGTCCACGGAGTTCCCATTGTGAACTGGTTTATAGTATCACGTCCAGTCCCTCCAAAATAAAGGTATCTTCCATTTGGGGATACTTCTAGTGAATAGGTACTGGTCTCGTAAGGGGCACAGTTAAAGATAGCTTGCTCACTCGATCCTGATGTATTAAAAGGAGAGGTACACTGAATATGTTTAATAAAATCACCACTATATGTGATATACAAATGAAGTCCATCTGGTGACCAAGCAAATCCTTGTGGAGTCGTTAATCCAGTGGTGTATAAGTTTGTTTGCTCCATTCCCACTTTCTTCAATCCTGCTTGGGATATAGCAGCAATTCTTACATTATCAACACTGTCATACATTCCAGAAGATCTTGATTCAAAATCTCCTCCTGTAATAAGACCTCTTGCCTTTGACATTATGATATATCCTCATATCCAATAACAAGTTCGAGATCGCTTGCTGCTGATGCAACTGCACGAATAGAGTCACCTTCTTCTAAGTAAAAATATGTATCCTTTGCACACAAAATTTGAGTTGCTTTTGCAGGAACAGAAATTACCTTCGCAATATATCTATCTGTTGAACCATCGTAAATACTGATACTAATATCAGCAGCATTTGTGCCGTCAACATTTGCACAAAGGATACTATTAATTTTCAATACTTTACCACTAGAAGAAGCATTGCTCAATGCAGCATCAATAGATGCTGTAACCGCATATCGGGCGGTTTTGCCTGTAATTGTTGTTGGACTTTTTAAATTTGGTGCAGTCATGTTTTTATCTCCCTATTACTATTTAGAATATCATTCCCATGATTACTGGATCTGGACCTGAACTACCACCGCCACCACCAGATGAGGCAATAGTAACAATACCAGTTGGTCCACCAGTCAATGTAATGTTGGCTCCAGCGACAATAGAAGTAACGATACCACTAAGTGCAGAACCAGATGATGTTGCTGTTATATATCCAGCACTATCAACACTACCGTCCGCCTTTAAGAACTCTGAAGAAGTTCCTCCAGACTTAACAAATGATGTCGCAGTTACAACACCAGATATAACTTGTGGACCACCAATAATATAAATGTTACCAACCATCCCACTATGTAAAGTGCATTGATACACCAGTGTTGAGGGAGCATCATGTTGAACATTAAAGTCCTGAGTGCCACTTTGTGAACCAGAAACACCATCAGTATATGCTGAACCACCATTACTTATACGAATTGCAAATGGGTGACCACTGCCAGTGGAATTGATGAATCTATATCTCTGACCTCTTACCAGATATAAGTCTGGGTCATCATCAGCAGCATTATTACCTGGACCAGTAAATCTATATGAAGATGAACCATTTGCTGTAACAATCCAAGTTGCTTGTACATTTGAGGATGCAGTGGAGATACCAGTAAGTCCTGTTAATCCGCTACCATCTCCAGTTGGTGTAAGGTAATCCGTACCAGCAGTTGCAGCAGAAATAGTTCCACTACCATTTGATTTTACAATACCATTGATTGCACCAACAATTGGATCAGTTTCAGTGAAAGAAGTTAGATAGGTAGAACTATCAACACTACCGTCCGCCTTTAAGAACTCTGAAGAAGTTCCTCCAGACTTAACAAATGATGCTGCAGTTGCGATACCAGACGCATTCAGAGTATCAGTTTCGGTATGACCATCTATATCTATTGAAGATCCACTGTTTCCAATGTAAATCTTACCAACCATTCCTGAATGGGAGGTGCATTGATAGTAAAGAATATTGGGAGCGTCCATCTGAACATCCCAAGTCAATGTGCCACTCGACGTTCCATTATTTGTAATACCATCGTTATATGCAGATCCATTGATGGCAGTTCTAATCTGGAATGGATGCGATCCGCCAGAGTTATTAATAAACTTATATTCTTCACCCCTTGTCAAATAGATCGTTGGATCATTTTCTGTACCATCAAATCCTGTGCCGGAAAATCTATAATCAGAACTTCCGTTAGAAGTGATGGTCCATTCTGTAGAACCTCCACTGCTAGGAAGATTGGTTAAGTTAGCACCAGATACAGCAGGTAATGTTGCTGGGAATCTAGCATCGGGAATAGTCCCAGAATCAAGTGCTGATGCATCAAGTGTAGTAAGTCCAATTCCAGAACCACTGAAAGAAGTGGCAGTTGCAACACCGGCAATAACTACACCAGTGGAAGTGGTTTCAAGTTTTTTGTTTCCTGCAAAGTGTGCTTCTACACCAGCACCAGAATTAAATTGCAACCAACTTTGGTTTGCATTACCTTGATCCTGAATATTTCCTCCCGATGCTCTGATATACAAATCACCAACACCAGAATCTACAATGAAACTGTGAGATCCACTATGATAAATTTCTAAATCATCACCAGAACCAAGAAGGATCTTATCAGCATCCTGTAGATCTAGATTTGCATTAAGAATTACATCACCAGTAAAGGTTGATACACCAGAAACATTTAGTTGATTAAAGAATGAAGTTCCAGTAGTGCTGATGCCAGAGATGCCTCCACCACCAGAATAGTTGGTAATATTACTAGTGGAGATACCTGTAATGTTTGCACCATCACCAGTGAATGATGTTGCAGTTATAACTCCTGCAATACTAGTGTTTGTTGTTATTGCAACCTGTTGGCCACCAATATTTAAGTCACCTGCACTTTCAATGGTAGGTGTCCCTGCAACGCCAATTACGTTTAATTGTTTTACACCAAAAGGTTTTTGCGTCATGACACCTACTTTTTAACTATTTATTCCTGAACTTTAATTGTTATATCGCCAGTGAATGTGATACCATCCCCACCACCACCAATCAATTTAGTCTCGTCGGGTTCTGATCCTGTTGGAGCGTCCCATATTATAGGTGCTTGACTGCCTTGTAAATTATATGAGTCTGTCCAGTTAGTGTCATTCTTATTACTGCCAGCCTCAGTTCCAGAATAAACTGCAGAAGTCCCAGCAGCATCTGCAATACTTCCAAAAGATCCCAGTGTACTAAACCAGTTTTTCATATCTGCCCAAGTCCATTGTCTATTATATTCTAGTTTTGTTGCCATGATACCAACAGCAATAGGAGTTGCAGAACTTGTTCCGTTGAATAATCTATCCTCAGACTCTGCAGATTGAACTCCATCTAAGGTATAGTAGGAGTCATATCGATTGTATCTATCAGATGATGATGTATTATCTTCACATGCTGCAAGACTCATGTCACACATGGCCCATACATCTACTGCCTCCCCAGTGTTACTATAACTTGCTTTTCTTTCTCTATAATATGTACTAACACCAATTGTGCCACCGAAATCATCAACAGCACCTACTCCAATTGTTTTGTAATATGACACTCCATTATCATCAGTGCGTTCTCCGATCTGTCCCGGATATCCTGTTCTATTGTAGTAAGTATAGTAAGTAGTTCCAGACATACTACTGTACGAAGCATTTCTTCTAGCAGCTTCTACAGGTTCATTTTGATCACTGTAGTAGTTGTTGAAATCTGGATGAGCTCCCAGAACTTGTTTTTGATCTTGATTTCCCATTGCATAAGCATAGATAACGCCAGAATCTACGAGTTCCCTTCCTGATTGAATGACACTATTATCTGTCCCATATGCAATTCCCATCGCGGAAGAATTTAAAGCATTAGGTCTACTACTATAGAGTACCGCATCAGAACCATCTAAAGATGCCTGACCTGACCCATCACCAGTCACATTGTTTCTATGAGAAATCCATCCAGTACTAAATGGAGTTATTCTATGACCCCAACTATTAGATGAGATTGTTGGATCTTTGTCACCTTTTGTTGAATTTATGGGTTTACATTGGTGAAATACTTTCTGTTGATCAAATCCAACTTCCCAACCACTATTGTTAGTCCCATAGTGATTCAAGAACCATTTGTTTGCGTTATATGCCCAACCATATTGTCTACCATATGTTTGGGAAGCGCATGGGGTTGCATGAAATCCACTACCAGTTTGATACGCAGTATTGCTTCCATTACATACAGATCTACTATAACCAGTGTTGACCAGAATTGCACCAAAGTCCTCGGGTGTTCCTTCTATAGCTGTACCAGTTCCGATACCAGTACTTACAAACTTTGGTGATCTGTAAGTTGTGTTATTATTTCTCCACCAGTTTCGTGCAGATGAATCTGTCGGAACAATTGTTCCATCCCATCTAGTCTCTAACCTGTTTGATGGATCAGCATTGAAGAAGTCTGGATCAAGATAATATGGTGCATCTAAAGTTAAATCTAATAAATCACAAGTACCAACAGTTGTTGATATACCACTATTGGATAATTTATTGCCACCAACATAATTTTGTGGAGTATCTGATATAGTAAGTGTACTGATACCTAGAGTATTTTGAAATTCAATATGACCAAACCACATGTCTTGATCACATACAATAACATCTACATCTTTTCCTGTTCCGTATTGTGGTATTTGACTACCAAGTTGAATATATGCTCCTGTTGTCGAAGCAACTCCATCTTGGTTTGCACCATTAGACCACCAACCACTAACCCAAGGACTTTCTCTTTGAACATGTCTCAACAACTGATGAGAACCTCTGTTCTTTAGATCCAAATCAGGTGTGGAGTCTAGGTAATTATTTTGATCTGAATAACCCTGACACCAAACATTAGATGAATATCTATTTTCTTTGGTCAGACTACAAATAACATCATCAGGATTATCCATGTAAGTTCCAGGATATGCTGCATGATTGATGTTTATATTCAATACACTTGGATGACTTCTTAGTTGACCAACTTCGGTATCATCTAAAAGATATATTCCTCGTACTTCACTATGATTTACTGCACTTGCACAATCAACACTTCTAGATGGAATGTTATCCTCTAGAGTGCCATCTTGCATTAATACTTCATGAATATGTTTCCAATCATCTTTACTATAACATAGGATGATATATTCTTTTTTCTCTCCTGCTGTTGGAACTTGTGTTAGAGTTTTTTTGTGCTCTTCAAAAGCAACTCTTCTCCCTTCCAACCATTCTTCGTGACCCGATTCAGTAGAAATCATTTCTTATCCCCCTTAAAGCATTTTGTTTGCACTGAATCTGTAAGTAGTAACTCCAGATATTCCAGTTAAAGGAACCAAATTAACTTGAATTTGATTTCCAACCATAGAGACTGACACATCTACAATTCTATTTGGTTCATACATTACTCCGTATTCTGATACGTATGCAGTTGTCCCAACACCCATTACTAATGCCTTCTGTGCCTGATAGTTATCACCATTAATGATATGTAGTGTGTATTCTGCTGTTACAAAATCAGATACATAAACATCTATTTCTTGAGGTGTTCCCGCAGACGCAGTAAACGAAGATGATGCAACACCACTACCTTCATGTACAGTGTTTTTGACTTGTAATACACCGTTACCAACTGGATTCGTAGTTCCTAGACCAATTGATCCGCCATTATCAACCAGATAAATGCCGTTTGTAGCAGTTCCGAATAAAGCTTCTCCACCACCAGGAGTTGCCCAAGCACCATCACCTCTAAGGAATGTGGAATTACTTGGAGTTCCACTAGATGCAAGTCGATCTACATTGACTGTACCAGAAGAAATGTTAGCAGCGTTTATGTTTGTAACTGCAGAACCGTCACCACTTAAAGTACTTGCAGTCACTCCAGTACAATTAAGGTTTGTAGTTTGTAAGATATTAGTACTTGGATTGAAGTAAAGAACACTACTATCAACTTCAAGTTCTCTAAAACCATTACCATTCTGACTAGCTCTCACGAATGGAATTAGTTTATTCTCATTATCGTCTGAAGATTCAAAGATATACGTGAATGTTGTAGTTCCAATACCAGCACCACCAGTCTGATCTGCCACCCAAGCATAATCAGAACCATCCCAACTTAAGATCTGATTGGTAGTTGCAGAACCAACATTAAGGTGAATATCTACATCACTATTTGTATAGGAACCACCTCCACCTCCTCCTCCAGCAGAGTATCCTATGATCTGAGATGTGGTGATACCAGTTATTTGTGAACCAATGCCAATGAACTCTGTTGCAGAAAGAGTTCCAGTGACTGTCGCGCCAATACTAGTGGTTTCTAATTTCTTAGAACCATTCCACCAAAGTTCTACAGATCCGTCCGAATTAAATACACCTAAATTGACATCGCTAGGATTTTTAATCTGAAGAGAACTGCTCTTCATTATCAAAGAACCTGCGCCAGTTTCCTCAATGTAACTTGTAGATCCATCACTATAAATTTCTAATTCTATACTGTCGCCAAATCTTAATCTATCATTATTCCCAAGAGATATGCTAGAACTGAATGATACATTACTAGTAAATGTAGAAACACCAGTAACGTCTAGACCATTAAAAGAAGAAGTACCTGTGGTAGCGATACCAACTATACCAGTGATAAAACCAGCATCATTGGTCAACTCACTTGTGCTGGTGGCTGAAGTTGTAATGTATCCAGCAACACTATGATCTCCCCAACTGTAAGAAGTATTCCAGTTAGAAATTTGTGTGGATGTAATTGTTGATGCAGTTCCCGTATATGTTGGAACCGTTAGTGTTGCAATATCTCCAGTTATTGATGCAGTGATTCCCGCACCTGCAAAGTTTAGAGTTTTTGCAGTTCCTACTATTGAACCTTCATCTTGAATACTGAGAGATACGTTAGTTGCTGCAACTCCCGTGAGTCCAGATCCATCTCCAGAAAATAGACTTGCAGTAATAATACCAGTGATATTTTGATTACCAGTCTGACTTAAATCTGCGGTAATTTCTATTTCATTAGTAAATGCATCTAAACGAAGATTACCAGACTGAGTAGTAATTCTATTTGACTGAACACCTCCTAAGATAAGGTCACCAGCGTCAACTCTAGGTGTGGCTATTTCATTAGTTCCCAGATCTATACCATCATTGCAAGTGATAATTCCAGTAAATGTAGTTCCACCAGTTGTTACAAATCCAATTGTTGCGTTATTAACAAATCCTTCAGATGCAAGTCCAGCAACAATACCAGAGGTTGTAAATCCTGCGTTGTTTGTTAGATCACTGGTGTCTGCAGGAATAGAAGGTTTGTCTTGTAGATCAACATAACTACCAGAGAAAGTCTTGATACCAATTTGCGTATCAACATAGTTCGTGACGTATGCAGTAGTTGTGAATCCTCTACTGTTGACGTAACCATCGGTTACAAATCCGATGATTGCATTGTTCACATACCCCGTAGTCGCCATGCCAACAATGGCATTGTCAACATAACCCTCAGATGCTAGACCTACGATAGAAGTTGTTGTGGCGTATCCTGTGAGGTCTGGTGGGGTGTATTGGAATACTCCTGTTACCTGATTAAATGTAAGTGCTGCAAGACCTACCGAATTTTGAGTTACGGATAGATCGGAGTATCCAATACCAGCACCACCAGCTCCTCCAATATCAGCAGCAGCCTGCCAAGAGTCACCAGACCACTTGAGAACTTGTCCAGTTATTGGTGATGGTGTAGTTACATCATTTAGATCATTGATTGATGTGAGAATGCCTGGTTTACCAGATAGATCTGCATAGACTCCAGAGAATGTCTTGATACCAATCTGAGTATCGACATAAGTTACTGCAGCATAGTTGCCGATATTACTGATGTTTGCAGTTGTGATTCCAGTAACTGCAGAACCATCGCCATCAAATGAGGTTGCGGTAAGGATACCGACAGTCATTCCCTTGGATGTAGTATTACCAAGATCTAGAACGTTATCAATCGTCTGTGTTTCTGTATATGATGTTAGATAACCAACGGTTGCGTGATTGCCCCAATTATATGATGAGTTCCAGTTGTTAATATCATCAGTTCCAATTCCTAGTGAGATTGGAGATTCTCTTTCCCACTTACTAGTTCCATAATTATATCTAAGAATATTACCATTCCATCCAGAATCAGCAACATCATCTAAAGTATCACTAAGATCTGTAAGTTTACTGGAGGTATCTAGTAACTGAGTCCATGCACCGCCATGGGCAAAGTATCCATGTCCAGTTTGATGAACATGTGCAAACATGCCATGATATGTTACCGCAGATGGTAAGTCTGAGAGAGCTGACCATACGTTAGAGTAATAGATCTTATCTGCAAATATTGATCCTCCAATACTTACATCTCTGTTGGTTGAATTTCCAAGACCAACAACATCGTCCAGAGTTTGTGTCTCTGTATATGATGTAAGATATCCTACTACACTGTGATCCCCCCAACCATATGCGGCATCCCAGTTAGTAATGTCTGCGGTAGTGATTCCACTATATGGATATGTTGGGAAAGATATTGATACCGTTGATATACCTTCACTGACAGGTGTTAGATCTAGATTAGCACTAAAGTCTAGTTTTGTTACGTCACCTACGGTTACATTATCATCGCGAACTTCGACGCCAGCTATACCTCCGCCACCAGTTCCACCTGCTCCAATAATACTTGACGCAACAGAAATATTAACTCTTCCTTGACCGTCTGGAGATGATACTTGAATATTTTCTGCAAAATTTAACTGTTTTGCAATACCTCTTCTTACAGTATCTTCAAAAACATCAATACCTTGACCAGTTCCAGTTACACCAGTAAGTTGAGATCCATCACCAGAGAACTGAGTTGCAGTTACAATACCAGCAACAGTGAGGTCAGTTGCTTGAATTGACTGAACTGTTGAGATTCCTGTATTTGTCAGTCCAGAAAGTTCAACAGATGGTACGCCTGTAAGGTTTTGTGCAAGAGTTGAAATGCCTGCAGTGCTTGCATAACTTATAACGTTGTTCCCGTCACCGAGAGTATTATAAAGCTCGGTAAAGTTTTCATTAACTTTGGATAGACCCGTTCTCAACGGGTCTCCAGTTCCATCATTGGGAGCGTTTCCTATGTTAATAACACGTTTAGACATTAAAACTCCGCCCTATGTCCCTATTTTATTATATTTATCGTACACATAAATAAGAAAGTTCTCGATTATGTTGATGAAAAAAATGATACAGGAACTAATCGAAGTCTTCCAAGACTGGAGGCAAGATAGAGCATTTAAAAAGAGGTTGAAAAAACAACAGAAACGTGATCCGTTTATTTACAAATGATGACTAGATGGGGAATCTCCGCGAATAGTCACAACGCATCATTAAGTGTATTCGTTGGAGATCAATTAGTCTTCGCTTCGGCAAGTGAAAGATACAGTAAACTTAAGAATGATGCTCATCTATGTAAAGCTTTAGTGGATGAGGCTATGTGGTGGGGAAAACCCCATGAGATTTGTTGGTATGAAAATCCCAAACTCAAATCATGTAGACAGTTTCTTGCGGGTCAAGAAGTACTCAAAGGTGAAAACAATATAAGAAAGTATATTGATAAGTATATTGGAGATGTTCCTATCCGATATACAACTCACCATAAGAGTCATGCATCCGCAGGTTATTATACAAGTCAATTTGATAATGCTGCAGTTGTTGTACTAGATGCAATAGGGGAGTTTGAAACTTTTACTATTTGGAAAGGTCGTGGTGATAGATTGAGAAAAGTATATTCTCAATCTTATCCTTCTAGTTTGGGTCTTTGGTATTCTGCAATGACTCATCGGTGTGGATTAAAACCAAATGAAGAGGAATATATTCTCATGGGCATGTCTGCGTTTGGGAATCCTGATAGACTTTACAGCGAAATGTTGTCAGACTTCTTTGATCTGAATAAAAATCCTTATCGGGTAAAACATAATCTACATAAAGGTTGTTCAAACTGGAGAGAAGATCTTCATAGTCAAAAAGATATATTTGACATTGCTGCAGCAACACAGAAAGTTTATGAAAAGATACTAGAACGTGTTCTCATAAAAGCAAAGTCATTAGTAAAGAGTGAAAACCTAGTGTTTATGGGTGGGTGTGCATTAAATTGTGCTGCTAATCCTATTACATATAAGTCTTTCAAAAACGTTTGGATCATGCCTGCTCCTGGCGATGACGGTAATGCTATTGGTGCAGTTCTTGCACACCATAAAAAACATATTAGGTGGCCAGGTCCATACTTAGGAAGAAATCTTGGATACAATAGTAAAAATGAGATGATTGTTGAAGATCTTCTCAGAAATAAATTATGTGGTATTGCAAGAGGTCGTGCAGAGTTTGGACCTAGAGCATTGGGAAACCGTAGTCTTATTGCAGATCCTAGAGACAAAGACATCAAAGACCAAGTTAATGAAATCAAAAAGAGAGAAACATTCAGACCATTTGCTCCTGCAATCTTAGAAGAATTTGCGAGTGAATATTTTGACATGCCTTCAGAGAAAAGTCCTTACATGCAACTGATTGCAAAATGCAGAAGACCAGATCTTTATCCTGCAATTGTTCATGTGGATGGTACTAGTAGAGTTCAAACTGTATCTAAAGAAGATAATCCTGAATTCAGAGAACTTCTTGAACTATGGTATGAAAAGACTGGTTGCCCAATGCTTTTAAATACTTCGTTAAATATAAAAGGAGAACCCATTCTGAATAGTAAAGATCAAATTCAAGAGTGGGAAGAAAAATACAACGTTAAAATTTGGACATGACAACATTAATTGCTTTCGGTGACAGTCATACTGCTGGTGCTGAAATTGAAGAGAGATGGGGACAAGGTTCTATTAAAAAAGCTTACCCTTCTAAAATTGCTAACCACTATGGAATGGACTATGAAAACTATGGTCAAGTTGGCGGTAGTAACTACTGGTTAATGAAAAAGTTTATGTCCAGAGTTCAGGTTGGACTCCGAAGAAACGAGAAGATGTTTATGGTCTTTGGTTTCTGTGAACCTGCAAGAAATTTTGTTAGTAGTGGTAGAGGAACTCTCCACGGAACTCCATACCTTTTAGGAAGATACCAAGAAGGAGTGGTAGAAGAACGTGAAAGAGTAAATGAAAAATTATTACGACTATATGAATACTGGTTAAGAGCACATACAGACGAAGAAGTTCATAGTATGTCTCTAGACATTATATGGCAGATTCAATGTATTTGCAAACAATATGATATCCCATATTTGTTTACCTCTGCTACTGACTTTTATTATGGTGATTGGTCAAATATTGATCCGAGACATTACTATGGACATCATGCGACTAATAAAACAATCTACGAACCAAGTAGACCTGGTAATGTAATTGTTAGGGAACAATATAGTTATTGGGGTGTTGCTACAAATCATCCAGATTGGAAACATTTGAAAGATACTGATCGTTGGTCGATGCACTATCCAGAAGAGTTTCACGAATACTGGGCGGGTCGCCTAATCAAATTCATTGAAGATCAGAAAATTCTTGAAGGTAAAGTTGACAAAGCCCTACAAATGTCACTATAATGACTCTGTGGAGTTTCAGAAATAAATATAGCTAAACTTGAAAAGCTATATGGTTGATTATGAGAATCCTTGGATGTACGAGGGTCGTGCGTTTTTGTCGGAAGATATTGGAGATAACTATGGGTTTGTTTATAAAATTACGAACCCACTTAATGGAAGAGAGTATATTGGAAGAAAATATTTTGTTCAGAAGCGGAAACCAAAAGGTGGCAAACGCAGAATCACTTCAGAGTCTGATTGGAAGAAGTACTATGGGTCTTGTCCTGAACTGAAAGAGGATATAAAGAAGTACGGAAAACAGAACTTCTCTCGTCAAATCTTGAGTATACATACTACACTAGGAAAGGTAAACTACGAGGAGACCCGTCAGTTGTTCATCGAGAATGTCTTGACCGAATCGCTTGACAATGGTGTCCCGAGGTTCTACAATTCTAATGTGCTCGGCCGTTACTACAGGAAGGACTACTTTCATGGAAAAAGATCTGATGAATGAGACCCAGGTTCTCAAAGACAGTATCATTGATCGCATCCATGATCTAGTTGATATGGGTGATTATTTGAATGCTTGTGCTGTTTATGAAGAATTCAAAGAATCGTTTGAGGGACGTATCTAAAATGTTAATGAATACTGTTTTTGTTGGTGCAACTGGAATCGTTTCAGCTTTCATTATTCACAATACCAATACTCCTTCATTGGTTACTGCACCACCACCAGTAGATATCCCCGAGGTAGAATTAAAAGTACCTTCTTGGAAGTGTCCTGATTGCACTACTGAGGAACAGTATGTCTTGTCAACACTGCAAGAACGAACACAGATCACTGATAAGAATGCTCTTGCTACACTGATG